CAAAGGTGATGTATATAAAGGAGCAATCAAATTGAACAATCCTTTATTTTTCAACTTTTTAAAAGCTAATTTTTCTATTTTCGAAACGTTTATATTGAAGAAACAAATATGTCGTCAGATATGTCGGTGTATCTGATTCAGATTGAGAACTACTAGTCTTCATTTTGGTCGGTACTTGACGACTCTTTCATAATTTCGCGACTTAGGGTTTTTTGTAGACTATTTGCGGACGGGCTCGCAACTGGACTGATGGGAACATTGATATTTTCATTCTCAAACAGCTCACGACGAATATCAACCGAACTTACCTTATTGTTATTAGTTCCGTCCTTTGGCATGACAATGCTTTCATCTGATATTGAATCAAGATCGATATTACGCACATTCACCAACTCGCCTTCATTATTCATGATTTGTGTCAATGGGTTTCCTGTTTTCATAGCGGACTCACGGTTATCTTCCATTGCCTTTTCTTTCGCTTCACGAACCCTCTTATCGAATTCAACCTTTGCATTATTTTCATTCGTTTTCTTCTGATGCATCAATTCATTTAGTTCCTTTTCGAGATATTCAACACGTCCTGTTTTGTATGCTTCAGGTTCCCATGGCATCCAAACACCTACAGGACCTACATAAACATCATGATGCGGATCTGTCTCTCTGATAAGTTTACACCTAAGCTCAGCTTCCTCTTGTGTTCCATAACTTCCACGAACTTTGATTCCTCTTACATTTGTTTGAAAATTGTATTTAGTGTTAAATGCATTTTCAAGTTCTTCTTCGCTTTGGTCCAGGAAATTTTTGAATTCATCGTCAATCGTTGTTTTTAACAAATTGGACTTTTCTTCCTGTACGAAACTCTCGAGATCCTTTGTGATAGTTTCGTAATTCATCTTATACTTGTAAGAAATAAAATGAAGAAATTGTTGAAACTTTTCCATTGACTTTAGAAAGTCCCACTTCTTTAGAAATTCCTCGAAAAAGAACATTTCCTTCTTCTTTAAAATAGTGTCTGGGCTTAAGAAAGAGATACATGTGAATTTTTGCCCAGCAATAACCTTATCTTCATCCAGTAAATCGACGTACGTATTTGACGGTTGATTTGAATCCTTGGAGAAACTCATTTATAATAGAATATACGATATGTTTAAGTTTTTTTATGATTATTATATCGGATAATTAATTTTTTTCTTTTATTAAAGTATATGTTGACTGATTTTATTGACTTAAGTGAAGTTATCAAACGTGCCATTAAGTATGTAGTTGAGGGTCTAATGGTTGCTATTGCAGCAACATTGATCCCTAAGAAGAAATTAGATTTAGAGGAGATTGCTGTCATTGCTCTTTGTGCAGCTGCTACTTTTGCTATTTTGGATACTTATATTCCTTCTATGGCTGTATCTGCCCGTTCGGGCGCTGGTTTCGGTATTGGTGCCAATTTAGTTGGTTTTCCTCGCGTGATGTAAGAAGTACCAGTGTAATATAATTTTGTTTGAATCCTAATATATGATTTGTGTTTCGCATATTAGAATTTTTATTTGCTGAAACTATATTGTAGGTATGAATTCCCAATCTAATTCATCACATATTTGTTTCCACACGTTATCTTGATCAATCCGCTTCTCACGGTCTTTTAACATTGGAAAGAACGGTAAAAATTGACGTTGTTCCAGTAATTCACATAATTTATAAACCGTATAATAATAATTTAGAAAGTTGACACGATCATCCGGACAGAACTTTGCATACGGGGCTTGTATATCCATGAATAAGTTACATAATGTATCTTCCAATTCTGGGGTCATGACAGGAGGTTTGATACCAATGATATCTTTTATGAAAGGAATATGCTCATAGTATTTATTGTGTCCTAATTTTTTTAGTATCTCCTTTGCTTTCGTATTTGTGATTTGTTTCAACTCAATTCTCTCTTTTTTAATTTGATTTCTGATGTCTTCAATAACATTTTCTGGTATCTGCGTGGTCTCTTTAGCTTGAAACTGTGCTAAAATTTCACGAAAATGATTAATACGTTTGTATGCATAAAAACACACTTCTTTAGGTGGTTCTTTGTATGACGGTTTCTCATTCTCTGTTAAAAACTGGAGTTGTTTAGAACATTTATTGCATACTAATATACCTTCGTCATCCACTGGAATTAATTCTCCAATTTCACACGATGGGCATATATTCGATGGCTGAATAAATTGTTGTACATCAATAAAACTCTCATCTACATTAGATAAATATTGTTTCACGATATCCTTATTTTCTACATCACCGTCTGGTGGTTTATCAGTTTTCACCTTAAAAAAACTATCTAGTATACTATTGTTCACTACGTTCTTACCCGTACTTATTTCCTTCTTGTTTTCAAAGTAATCAAACACATACTTAGCATTGTCGAGTAAGTAAGTCGTTTTCATGTGCTTATTCTCTCTCAATCTCTCTTTCAGGTTATCCATCTCATCTCGTAATATTAACTTCTCATCAATATCACTATTCTTTAGAAGTTTTAATTTTTTGCGGATAGAATTTATACGACGTTCTATTTCTGGAAGTGTTACTGTATCGTTGATATGTATTTGGTGTAATATTTCATTATGTTTGCCATCTAATGTGATATTCGCTTTCTGATTAACAATTATTCGTTTGTCTGTTTTAGGTTTAAATGATGGCATACTTTATATTTATAATACTTATAACGGAACTTTAAATACTTACATAGAGTTTAAATAAGTAGAATAAGTTTGAACTATGCAATAATTATATAGAAGACAATATATGGATTTCAATGTATCCCGAAGAACAATTGATAATATAGACAAAATCGAACTTCAAAAAATGATATTTGTTTATAATGCTTTAGAGAATGATTGGACCATTTTCAAGAAAGACGATTGCTTCATATTTAAGAAAAAGCATGAAGACAAAGAAGAAGTCTTTTCTGAGTCATTTTTATGCGAGTTTTTAGAAAAAAATCTCACGAGGCAACATAAAAAATCGTAGAATTGTCCATAAAAATAAAAATTTACCAATATAAATTATTATTTTTGTATTTTCGGCATTTCCAGAATTTTATTATCTTTAGTAATATTATAAATCATGGGAGGTGGTCTTATGCAACTCGTTGCCTATGGTGCTCAAGATGTTTACCTTACTGGTAATCCTCAAATTACTTTCTGGAAGGTGACCTACCGCAGGTACACCAACTTCTCGATGGAGTCCATCGAGCAAACTTTCAACGGCCAAGCTGATTTCGGTCGTCGTGTTACTTGCACTGTCAGCCGTAATGGTGACCTTGCCTACCGCACTTTCCTTCAAGTGACTCTTCCTGAGATCAATCAAGAGCATGCCAAGTATGCCCGTTGGTTAGATTTCCCCGGTGAGCAACTCATCTCCCAAGTGGAGGTTGAGATTGGTGGTCAACGCATTGACCGTCAATACGGTGACTGGATGCACATCTGGAACCAACTTACCATGACCGCTGAGCAACAACGTGGTTACTACAAGATGATTGGTAACACCACTCAACTTACTTACATCACTGATCCTTCTTTCGCCGAGGTCGATGGCCCCTGTGGAAGCAGCGATGCCCCCAACCAAGTGTGTGCTCCTCGTCAAGCTCTTCCCGAGACCACTCTTTACATTCCTCTTCAATTCTGGTACTGCCGTAACCCCGGTCTTGCTCTTCCTCTTATTGCCCTTCAATACCACGAGGTCAAGATCAACCTTGATATCCGTCCCATTGACGAGTGCTTGTGGGCTGTCTCTGACCTCGAGGCTGCCTCTGGTTCCGTCCAAGCCACTGCTGCCTACAACCAATCCCTTGTGGCTGCTTCCCTCTACGTTGACTATGTGTTCTTAGATACCGATGAGCGCCGTAGAATGGCCCAAAACCCCCACGAGTACTTGATTGAGCAACTCCAATTCACCGGTGATGAGTCTGTCGGTTCTTCTTCCAACAAGGTGAAGCTCAACTTCAACCACCCCTGTAAGGAGCTTGTCTGGGTTGTCCAACCTGATGCCAACGTTGACTACTGTTCTTCCGTTGTGGGTGGAAACCTCTTACACAAGACCCTTGGTGCCCAACCTTTCAACTACACTGATGCCGTTGATGCTCTTCCTAATGCTATCCATGCCTTTGGAGGTCCCGATGCCAACACCGATGTTGTGAACGGATCTGGTCTCCTCTTTGAGGATGCCCACGGTCTTGACATCGCTGCTTCTGCTGGTATGTCTGGTCTCTCTGATGCAGGAACCTTCGTGCTTGCCGAGTCTGCCCTTGACATGCATTGCTGGGGTCTTAACCCCGTTGTTGTGGCCAAGCTTCAACTCAACGGACAAGACCGCTTCTCTGAGCGTGAGGGTACCTACTTCGACCAAGTCCAACCCTTCCAAGCCCATACCCGTGCCCCCGATACTGGTATCAACGTGTATTCCTTCGCCCTTCGCCCCGAGGAGCACCAACCTTCCGGAAGCTGCAACTTCTCTCGTATTGACAATGCTACTCTTCAACTTGTGCTTTCCAACGCCACTGTTACCGGCACCAACACTGCCAAGGTCCGCGTGTATGCCACCAACTACAACGTGCTCCGTGTGATGAGTGGTATGGGAGGTCTTGCTTACTCCAACTAAGCACATTGAATACCAATTGGAATAAATGATGATTATTAATGCTAATAACACCAAAAAGTAAATTCTACACATTACAGTGAATGTATAGAATTAGAATAAAGTTCAAATGTTTGTCGATATATGTTGTATATCAATCATATTTCATCGCTACATAAAGGTTATGTATAGCTACTTCCGTCAAGCGTCTACTCGTCTACTTGTGTTCCTTCAATCTCATATGATATATAGTCGATACCAGTGAAATTAGTATCAGATACACCAGAGTATACCATAGTAAGTGTGTAATCACCAGAAGAAATCGATGAACTTAATATATTTGTATTTGACGAAGAAAATGTTCCATTCGCTTCTATTATGGATGTTGTGGTATTTTGTAACGTATAGCTAATATTGTTCCCAACTGATAATATGCGGTTCACGTTCAGACCTTGGTATACATATGTATCCCATTTACCAAACGATTCACCAGTATAAGTCTGCACCAATAAATCGTTTACTATCTTTCCTGGTGATATAGTGAAATGAACTTCATGTTCTTCATCTTTCGACATTACATTTCCAATTTTCAACATATTGTTTTGGTCTATCGCAATGTTTGTTCCACCATTTGCATTGCCTTCATACGACGGGATAACCTGCTTACTTAGAAGAATACCTCGGGATTGATAGTATTCTCCAGCACCGTAAAATATTGAATGAACATCACCCATACCAGTTGTGCTTGATACGATATTCAATGAATTTGCTATTCCACCAGACGGAATATCTTCAATGATTGTTATATATTCCCAACTTGTACCTGAACCATTGTATTCATGCACATAAATAGACGAATCAGCAAAGAAGCATAATGTATTACCAGATGAATTCAACTTGGGAGTGTGAATACTTCTAAAGTTTTTGAGTGTCATATTTGAATCATCGCCTATCATTGTCCAAATATCATTCGCCTTTTTATATATTTTCAAGTTCTCTCCTTGCGACAATTCTCCGCCCCACTTTTTGAAAAATGCAACCGCTACTACATCACCATCGTCATTTATAGAAACATGTCCTTCATTATAAATGCTGGTTGAAATTGTTAATTCAGTATTCCATGTTGTGCCCACTCCACTATGCGTATACACTTTGACATCATGGTTATCGTAATAAGTTCCTGTTATTGCAGTATTACCATTTGAACTCAATTGTGTATGGTAAATACTGTTTCCGGTGCTGGAATCTCCAAAGGTTCCAAGAATACTCCACACATCAGTATTGGTATCATACCTCCATACACGTGTAAATTGTCCACTGTCATACCCAGTTCCTGCTACAGTAGTACCGTCTGAACTTAAGCATATTTCTTTACCGAAGTATTCATTTGTGTTTCCATACATGTCATACCCTTTTTGGATCCAATAATATTTGGATGTATCCAATGTTGCATCATTTTCTCCGATTATTATCTTTTTAGTTCCATCAAATACGTTGTAGACACCAGTTCCTGAACCACCGAACACGTTTCCATTATCCCACTCAGATTGTGAAACCAATCGGTAATCAAAAACACGGATTACTCCAGTTTTTTCGCCCCATCCATTGGTGCTGCCACTTGTTATCTCCATGTTCAACGCACCACACGCTATTGTAGAGCCATCATTATTTAACGATACACTTACACCAAATTGGTCATTCACAAAATTACCCATTATATCTCCACCAATTTGCTCCCATTGCGATAAAACTGTTCTATAGACACGAACAAAACCTGGTGTAATATTGTTTTCTCCATAATCCCATCCTATAGCTAACGTTGTGCCGTCACTACTAATACTACTATTGTCTCCGATTTCACTGGCATTGGACGATGTAAGATCTCCAACTATTTCTTGGTTGTAATCTCGTACATGTTTGCTCAATAAAATAGGTTCACTAGTGTCATATTCTATATCCGATTCAAATAATCTATTATATGTAATTGGCCAATACGTGTAACGTTGACTTGAAGACCATTTGTAGTAGAGGTCTGTTCTTAAAACTACATTGCCATCCAGTTCCCATTTTCCATTATTTGAATATCCACAACGCTCATTCCACGACCCTTCCTTGTTCCAATTATATGATTTCCATCCACCAGCTTGCCAATTTATTGCAAATGGGTCAAGGTCACGTATATCACCGTTCACATCTGGTAGTAATTCACCAGTTGAATAGCATGCTCCATAAAAGTTATTTGCATGAGCAGAACCCCAGCCTGCAATCCCTGCACCATTATACTCTATCCACCTGGAATACGAATAAGAGTTTTTACAGTAAATAGGATTATGAATTTGATTGTATCCAGCCACATATGCTCCTATTATTCCACCACCATATGCTCTGATTGTATTACAGTGGTTGTAACAATAAAACACTTGTACATAAGTATTATAACCATAGAAACGTCCGATTAGTCCACCCCCAAATGAAGGAACTTCTCCTTTGGAGAATACACTGTATAATTGTGTGAATGGACCGCCAAAATCACCCCAAGGACTCGTTCTTCCTTGAATCGCCCAACCACCCCCATCAATTAGCCATGAATTTTCAGAAATCACGCCGAAATACTTCATGAAAAGTCGTTTATTATCGTATGTATTTTGAAATACACCAGGGTAAGCGTCCTGGTTTTTTACAGTAATTGTATGTCCTTGTCCATGGAAAAACCACCCATTATTACGTGTAGAATTGTACGCAATGATGAAATAATAATTATTTTTGTCTACATCATCAGGATCATCTGTTCCTAATACTAAATCGATATCTAAAATATAGTATGTTAATGCTGATAATGTATGTGGCCAAGATGTAATATTATCTATGTATGATTGGTCAATGATAACTTGACCATTTGTATATGTAGATGAATTATATTCACTATGTATGAACGAACTTTTATCATATGTATGAGATATCGACGGTATATCTTCCCAGAATAGTGTAGGAGGAGTAGCTGTCTTATATGAAACATACTGTGTACCCGCTGGAATATAAGGAGGCTCCGGTTCCGGTTCAGGCTCAGGCTCAGGCTCCGGCTCCGGTTCCGGTTCAGGTTCTGGCTCCGGTTCTGTTCTTTCTATCATTACCATATTAGTTGTCTCTTGAGCGACAACGACCATACCTGTATAAGTGTCATCCAATATTAAATTCGTATTTCCAGTTTTTGTTTTTACTGTCTCTAATACTTCTGTTTTTGCAGTGTTGGTGAATGTTTCAATTGTATTCATCATTGTGGTATTAGACTCATTCGTTCCAGGAATCACTAATTCCACATTCACAATAGTCGAACCCTGGATTAATGTAACATTTATCATATCAATTGAAATACCAAGTTGATCAGCATACATTTGTTGTACATCACCAATGATATCATTTTGCTCAGTTTCAGACAATTCACTCACATTCACGTTTTCAATACGATACGCAATATTGACACTTGTCTCTGTTACTTCAATTTCTATCAAGGGAAGAACCTGGTAGTAGGAC